GGACGAATCCATGCTGTCGGATCTCGAGATCGTTGACAGGGCCATGAACGCCGCGAACAGCGAGAAGTTCCTGGCATTGTGCCGCGGGGATATCGACACGTACCACGGCGGGAATCATTCGGAGGCGGATTGTTCCCTATTGCAGTTCTTCGCCTTCTACACGCCCGACAATGCGCAGGTCATTCGGCTATTCATGCGCTCGAAGTTGGCCGAACGGGACAAGGCGACGGATCGACCGGATTATGTTCCGAGAACCCTCGCATACGCACGCGCACGGCTCGAAAAGGACAAGCCGCCCCCGCTCGATCATACGGCCATCGCCGCACGCGCGGCAGCCGTTAGTCAAGCCGCTCGCGAGGTCGAGGAGGCGAGGCAACACGAGAACAAGGCCGCAGATCAAGCCTTGATCGAGCATGAGATGGCTAGGCCCTTGTATGCGCCAACCTCGCCCGTGGACGTTAACCCGTTCATCGAACCCGAGCGCGAGCCGTTCTCGTATCCGCCCGGGCTTATCGGTGAGATTGCCCGGTACGCGTATGGCGCGGCTATCAGGCCCGTGCCCGAGATCGCGCTTGCAGGTGCGATTGCGACGGTGGCCGGCATCGTGGGCAGGCAATACAATATCAGCTCCACGGGCCTGAACCTTTACATTCTGTTGCTCGCGCGCACGGGGACGGGGAAAGAATCGATTGCGTCTGCAATAGACAGATTGTTTGCCGAGGTGACGAAGACAGTTCCTGCGGCTGACACCTTCCTAGGCCCATCGCGCTTCGCATCGGGACAAGCACTTAACAAGCGGTTTCAGAAACAACCGTGCTTCGTCAGCATTCTTGGCGAGTTCGGGGACACGATGAAGCGGTTGTCCTCACCTCGAGCGAACGGGGCGGATCTGTCCCTGCTGCAAGAGCTCAAAGATATGTACCACAAGTCAGGCGCCAATCAGATGCTGCGCGCGACGGTGCACTCAGATGCTGAGAAGAATACTGCGAACGTGCAGAGCCCGACATTGACGATTCTTGGCGAGACAGCTCCGGAGCCCTTCTTCGCGAGCCTAGACGAATCCTTGGTTGATTCCGGCTTCCTGCCTCGGTTTATGATTATCGAGTACAAAGGCGAGCGGCCGCCGCGCAACGTCAATCCGCACGCCATCCCGCCCGCGGACCTAGTGCAGAGCGTTGCGGACCTGACTGCAGCTTGTCTCCAAATGCAACAAAACAGACAAGTCTTCGTTGTGAACTGCGATGCCGCGGGGCTGGAGTTATTAGATAACTTTGATAAACGAGCAGACAGGGAAATGCGCGTGAAAGACGAAGTCACGCAGCAGATGTGGAATCGGGCTCACATTAAGGCTCTGCGGCTCGCGGCCCTTGTCGCCGTTGGCGTCAACTACGGCCAGCCCCTTGTTACCCACGACGTTGCCAAGTGGGCCATCGATATGGTCGAGAAGGACGTGGCTGTATTGCTTACTCGCTTCAAGGAGGGCGACGTGGGCGAGGGAGACGCAAAGCTCCAAGCTGATCTGCATAAGGTCATAACCAGCTTCATGGCGTCGAAGATCAAGACGGCAATCTCGTATCAGGCCAAGGGGTGCATTCCGATGCGCGAGCTAATGCAGAGGACAGCCGCACGCGCAGCGTTCCGGAAACATCGTAACGGGGCATCGGCTGCGCTCAAGGAGACTCTCGCGTCCCTTGTGGCATCTGGGATTCTCATTCAGCTTGATCCGAAGACGGCGAAGTCATGGTTCAACACGACGGCAGCAGTATTCGCTCTAGGAGATCAATGGGGCGGCTAGGAATGTTTAATTGTTTAGAGGGCGTTTAATGCCCTAACGCATTGAAATTGCGTTGTTTAATTGTTTGTTGTCAAATAGACCATAAACACCCCGTAATAGGGGTATGATCTGCAGCAATACAGATACAGGCTATAGGATCACGTTATTACCCCCTATTATTATTAAACATATTAAACAATTAAACATTCTAACATAAATACATGAAACGAAACGAAAATGCTGTTTAACTGTGTCTATTATACATTGTCAAACAGATACATGGAGCCAACATGAGCGAGATCAAGCTGTACCTAGACGGTGTTCCCGGGCAGAAGGGACGCCCTCAGTTCGCCCGCACTTCGGGCGGGGTGCGAACGTTCAGTCGTGCCAAGACAGTTCTGTATGAGGCTCGCCTCAAAGCCGTCGGACGAGACGTGTGGAGCTTCGCGCCTCTGGAGTGCCCGATCAAGCTGACTCTCGTTGCCGTGTTCCCTATCGCGAAGTCATGGCCCAAATGGCGGCGCGTCCTCGCGGCTATCGGCAAACTCTGGCACGTGGGCAAGCCTGATCTCGACAACGTGATAAAGATCGCCTGCGATGGTCTCAACGAGATAATCTGGAAGGACGACAGCCAAGTCTGCTGGATCGAGGCGCGCAAGCAATATGGCGAGGTGACAGGGCTCTGGCTGACAATCGAGACAATCGATGACACGGGCGCCCATGCCGACGATGCAAGGGCGAGAGCGCTCGAGGCGTCACAAGGGGACCCCGAATGACGCTCGCCCCTGTCAGCGCCGCTGTGGCGCCCGGGTGCTCGGGTGCAAATAAGAGTTGCATCCCGATCCGATAGCAGAGACAAGGGGGCAACGCAACGAAGGACACGAAGACATGAGCGACCTGCCTCCCGAACGGTTCACCATCGCCAACAGCGCAGACGCAGAGGCCGAATATGGCAGCCGCGACGATGCCCCGGTGACGGTGCTCGAGTTCTATGAGGGCGAGCTTGTCTGCGTCTACGGGTTCGCAACTGTTGCAGCCGCGAAGGCTGATCTGATCGCAGGCGGCGCCGTTGCCGCTCAGATCTCGTATCTGTGAGGATTGACACGATGGAACCGATCTTTTTCCTGCTGCAGTTCACGGACCGCCAAGTTCGCATCCAGGCGGTCGATCGCTTCGACGCGAAGAACGGCACGTATTACAGACTTGCAGGGCGTAGCCCCCGCGTGACGCGCGCCGCAGGCATCATGGATGCGTTCCAGGTCGCCGCGCGCGAGATGGATGCTGCTCGGATCGACAGCGCAAAGATAGTCGAGGCATCGGCCCCGCTACTTGACTGCATGGGCCTTGTGCCCGTGCTGTTGCCCGCAACGCGCACGTTGCCGCAGCGCATCATGGTGCACGGCAAATGACCCCGCGTCTCGTCGGCCTGCTGTTCTCGGGCTTCGCGTGCCGCGCGTATGCGGCGGGCCTCGCCGTGTGGGTAGTCGTCGAGACCTTGGGCTATGTGCACCAAACGTTCGCGCTGGCTAACGCCGCGCTGGTAACACTCAAGTGAGTATCATAGCCCTTGCAATCGCTCGCAAGGGCGCATAACGTCGAACCGTTCAACTGGAGGAACACAAGATGACACGTGCAAAGCTTAGCCAGCTCAAGGCCAATCTGTCGGATCTGAACGATCTAAACCTGTCCGTCATGCCCACGGGCAACTACCTCGTCTTCCGCAACGAGGCGGGGGACATCATGTTTACGGTCAACGAAGACGATCTGTTCGATGCCGATGGCAATCGGTTCGAGAACGACCTGCCATGACCCGACGCACGTTCCGCGATGACACCCAGCGCCAAGGACGAGGGCTTCGGCCCCTGCCCGAGGAGCCCGCGGTCATCGACTACGCCGCGATAGAGCTGAGCCTGCTGGCACAAGCTCTTGCGCCTGGTGACATCCACGCAGACACGGCCAGCGAGTTGTTCGGCGACGTGACCGAGGACACGCGAGACCGCGCGAAGATCATCAACTTCCGCGCGCTCTACGGGCACAGAAGGGACAAACCATGAGCAATCCCGCACGCAAGCGGCAACGCCGCACTGAGATCGAGGAGCTGCGCTTGGCTGGGCGTCAAGCCCATGCCGAAGGCAAGGCGCGGACGACGTGTCCGCACAACCCGCGCCTGTCGTGCAACGGCATGCACTGGGAACGCGGCTGGGATGAGGCTGAGACAGAACGCTACAACCGAGACCGGATGATTGTCTTCGCGCAGCGCACAGCGGCGCTACGCGAGGCGCAGAACGAGCACTCACGTCTTATTGCCATGATTGACCTTTTCCAGGTCAATGGCGATCGTGAGCTCCTCGCGGCGATCCTTCGCGATATGGCCGCGCGTCTCAATCCACCGTCCGAGCCGGATCTCGACGCGGACGACTATCAAGCCATCTACGGCTGGGGAGGACAGGGATGAGCATGTTCCAGCGCGTCTGTCACTGGTGCGGCTACAAGTGGCCGACTTTCGTCGGGCCCAAGTGCCCGCGCTGCGGGAGGGCATGATGATCTACACGGCGATGGGCAAAGAGGTGCTGCACAACGGCAGACACTTCGCCGACGTTATCACGTCCGAGGACGCAGAGCTGATAGCCAAGCTTCTCAATGCAGACCAAGCAACATACGGCAAGGCCGAAGCTTGGCTAAAGATGCAAAATGAAAGGAAATAAGCCAATGCCGTCAATCCCTGAGATCCTCGCCGTCACCGTCATCTACGCGATGGCCTGCACCGGCATCGCCGGCTATGCGCTCGGCCGTCTGTCGGGCCGTCGCTGATGAAGCAACACCCTTGGGACAGTGTGCTCGAGGTCGTCAGCAACACGGCGATTGGCTACCTCGTCTCGGTCTTGTGCTACGCTTGGGTCATCAACCCGATCTATCACCTGCACACGAACGCGCGCCAGAATATCGGCATCGTCGCCATCTTCACCGTGTTCTCGATCGCGCGGCAATACGTGATCCGGCGCACGTTCAACGGGAAATCCCCGTTCGCGTGGTTCGTGGCACGTTATCGCCGAGAGGACAAATAAGAGTTGCATCCGCGTTTGCTGTGCTGGATATGGAGATCATCGCAAACGGAGACGAACGATGACAACGACTGTTCTGCACCACTTCAACGAAGCGTTCCCCGGCCTCAAGCTCCCGCTGGGCGACGAAGCCAACGACCTCGCATCGATCCCGCTCGACTCCATCTGCGGCGCCGATTGCAAGCGGGTCATTGACGCCGCGAAGACCCTGTTCTGGGCCGCCGACAACAGCGATGGCATGACCATCGCCACCACGCAGTATCTGCGTGACCGTCGCGACGATGCGCTGCGCTTCGTCCTTATTATGATCTGCGGTTGAAAATAATGCTTGCCTCCGCCTTCTGGCGGGGGCATACATCGAGCACCAACAACGCATGCCTGGAGGCACCCATGACCAACGAAACCAACTTCGACAAGATCAAGACCCGCATCTCGGCCCTTCTCGCGAAGGCCAAGGGCACCGACAACGAGCACGAAGCGGCCGCGTTCATCGCGAAGGCCGAGGAGCTCCTTGAGCTCTATCAGATCGACCTGTCCGAGCTGGGCGACGCGTCCGACAAGGTCAAGCAGCACGTCGGGATCGACGCGGACGGCAAATGGGTCGCATCCTGGCACCGCCAGGTTTACCGCGCACTCGCGCGGTACTATGGCTGCAAGTCGATCAAGGTCGCAACGAACAAGGGTTATCGTCAGGAAGTCGTCGGCCGCGAATCCGCAATCGTGACCACGGATCTCATGTTCGTCTTCATCAAGGGCGAGTGCAATCGCCTCGGTCGCGAACTCAAGGCGAACGGCGGCGCCCCCACCGACGCAAACGGCGCGCGCCTTGTGGGCAATGTCCTCGCAACTCGCGTCTTCACCCTGATCCGCGAACGCGAAGCCCGGGACGAGGCGAACCCATCGACCGCGGCTGCAAAGAACTCGCTGCTCGTCCTTGACCAGGTCGTCGCCCTCTACAAGGAGCTGTACCCAGACGTTACGCTGCTCAAGGGCACGAAGACGAAGTCGACCGCATCGGCCCGCGAGCTCGCCGACACCATCGGCCTGCACCGACAGGCTGGTCACACCGCCGCCCTCCAGATCGGGGGGCGGTGAGATGCTCGATCTATCGTGGATGAAGCAAAACCCCGGAGCCGCGATCCTTATCGTTGGCGTGACCATCTTTGCTGCTTACTCCCTTTTCAGCGGTGAAACCGTCAACGGCCTGCTCGGGCTGATCCTGCAGCATCTCTACATAGAGGGCGCCAAGGAGGATATTCGTCATGGAAGATAAACCCACACTCCGCACCCAAGTCGTCAAGGCCGAAGAGCGAGGGGACGCGTGCTACGCGAACTTGCGCGGCTGGTATTGGCATGAGCTTGACGAAGACAGCGGGATCGACACGACGTCCATCCGCGGGCCGTTCGTCAATAGCAAGAACGCTAAGGCCGCGATGCTCGCGGGCACTGGCCGCCTCGTCTCTCGCCATCGCCGCACAAAAGAGATCGAACACACGCCCGAGGTATGGGTCATCACCTACAACTTCAGCACGATCCAAGGCAGCGTCTCGCACTTGTCGGGATTGGGCTATTGGCCGTCTCGCGAGGCGTGCGAAGCCTACATGGCGACACACCACTACAGCAGCCACCACAGGGCCGAGCAGATCACGCCGCACAAGGAGAGCTGAGATGCCACGCAGACGCACACCGCAACTAGAATCCGAGCTGGCCGCGACGATCGCGGCGGCTCGGATGGGCGAAGGGGCAGCTGCCCCGCTTGACTTCGCCGCGATCCGCGCCGAGGTCGCGAAACAGATCGAGATTACAGGATCATACGCGTTCCCCGAATCCATCCCGCCCGTCGAATGGTCAACGGTCGACTACCTGCTGCGCGATATGGAGCCGCGGTCGGAGGCGCTCGTCCGTCGCTACATTGCGCGGTTGCACCGTGATCTCGCATCCTCGCAAGATCGTGCAGACGCGCTCGATCGCGAACGGTACAGCCCGGGCAATGGGGACATGGGAGGGTGACCGCCCTTGACCGCCCGCACAGCGCCGCTGAGCGCCCCGAAGAGCCGGAAGGTGACGCGGTCGTCACATATCGCGGCTGGGAAATAGGCTACGACTGGGACCAGGAATTTTGGACTGACGAGGGATGGACGGCTGCCAAGGGCGGCTTTGACCTTGGCGCTATTTGCTTGCAGGGCGCACGCTTCTGCAATATGCTCGACGAGATCGATGCTCAGGAGGACGCAACGTGACACCAGACTTTAGGAAGCGGGCCATTGTGCCCATGCGCTCGAAACGCACGATGGAGCTCGAGTTCGAGATCATCGTCTACTGGATGCCGAATCCGATCATCTCAGAGCTCGCTTCGCGCTACCCGGATCATCAATCGACCATTTGGGAGCTGCGGTGATGGAGCTGCTCGTCAACGGGGCTGTGCTGTTGACCAAGCGCGAGTTCGACGATCTGCTTGAGTACTCGTCCTCGCTGCCCACGGGCACGACGCCGGGCAAGGCATGGAAGGCGCGCAATCGCGTGACTGGCGAATGGAAGCGCGGCGTCTACGGCCTCCCCTATCCGGAGGGGCATCGGTACCACGGGCAGATCCCCATTGGTTGGCGATCGATCGTTGTGCAGGGCGCGCCGATCGCGTTCCCGCGTGAAGTGCGCATCCGACGCCCGTGGACGAACGGCAGGTGACGGAGCTCGAGATAGCTCTAGCCCGTGCGTTAGCCGGCGATCCGTCGATCCCCGGCATGGGGCGGCTGTGTCAGGAGCTCCTCGCGGCTCGCGTCGGCGGCGAGATCATGCGCCCGCCCGAGCCCATGCCCGAGAGGCGAAAGAAGGGCGCGAGCAACCAGCCGCGGACGATGCCTATCGACGATCCGCGACGGCTGCCGAAGTCTGAAGAAACGAAGGCAAAGATCCGCGCCACGTGGGCGCGCAAACGCAAGGCTAAACAGGGGATCACGGTATGAAGTATATTGTCCTCGAGACGAAGGACGGCGCACGGCTGCCCATCATCTTTCCCGAGATGCTGACGCACTGCTTCGTTGCCGGGGCCATGCAACTCGTGCTCGACACGCTCGATCCGAAGAAGGATCTGCGTCCCAAACAACTTGACGCGCTGCTCTCGGCCGGCGGACACCCTGTGGTCAGCGCGGGATTCGTTGCGCTCGACGTTGCGCGGATTCACGGGAAATCGGAATCGCTGGGCGATCTCGAATCCAACCCAGCCGACGCCGGCAGGATCGTCCTCGGCGACGCGGTGCAATTCATGCCCGACGAGATGGTCCAAATGCTCCTTGCCAAGCTGGGCAAAATGAGGGATGGTAACTAATTCGTTACTGGAGGATGACAAATGAGCATAATCGAGAAGGCGTTCCGAGCCGGCTTTAGCGCCGGCGAGGACATGATAGGGAAGAACGAATTCCCTGTCTCGTGCGCTGACGTGCCAGACGAGGATCAGGCATGGGCCGCCTACAACCCCGCTAAGCAGATGTCCACGACCGAGCTCTGGAACTCGCTGCAGGCTGTGCTGCTCGCCAAGGGGGCGACGCAAGAATGGGTCGACTACGCGCTGCCCGATCTGCACGGCGCGGCCCTGCAGTTCTCGTTTGAGGCATGGGGCCAAGGGTTCCTGCACTGCGAGAAGGGCGAGCCCATGCCGAACCCGCCGCACGATGATGGTACGTCCTCGCCACAAGGCTGGTGGGCGTGGTGCCCGATCGCAGGCGAGGAAACATGGCGGGAGAACGTCAATGGGAATGCTTGAGGACGATCTGTCCGCCAACCCGCCGTTTGTCAGACCACGCAAGTGGCACTTCGCGCAGGACAACAGCGGCAGACAACAGCCGAGCGGTCGACCATACGCGCACACGCTTTGTCTGGCAAACGGTATTCCAGATGACTATCTGATTACCGATAACCCTGCCCGTGTGACGTGCAAGTCATGTCTGCGCAAGCTGCCAAAGCCGCGTGCAGAGCTATTCGGCCGTGCGCGAATTGAAGAATATGCGCCGCTCCAATTCGAGCTGCAGATGGCTATCCCATCTTTCCGAACTATACCAATGATCCTGTTCTGTCTGAACGGGCATCGCCATATCGACGAGCACGAGTTCGCCGAGAAGCCCCACCACACCCACGCTTGTCAGACATGCGGGATCGTGTGGCGCCCCGCGCTGGTCAACACGCACGGGGTGCAATTCTTGCCAGGATTTAAGAACCCATGACTGATGACACGACACCGCCGCACGGGGATGAGCTGCCCGAAGGCCGCGTCCCTGTCAAGCTCCCGACGCTCGACACCGCGCCCGACGATCTGGCACACGCACCCGAAGTCCCGGCGCATCGGTTCTCGGCATTCTACGAGTGTGGGCAATATGCCTACGCCCGCGGTCTCGAGGTGAACCCGATCCATTTGCCCACGGCGCTTGACGCCATGCGCAGATCAAACTGGCATCTGGTCGCGATCTTCGGGCAAACCGATTCCCAGCATATCGGATTCATTTTCCGGAGGCAAGAGGAGAATCAGGATCTAGATCCGATGATGCAGACGCTGCTCTCGCGGCTCGGAGACATCCACGGCGAGTGCGATCGACTGCGCGGACGTATTGACGATCTGCTCTGCGCCAACAATGATCTGGTCGAGAAGAACCGCGAGCTGCGGCGCGAGCTTGGGCCGAAGGTCGAACCGCGCTACTGCTTGTCGACTATGAGCATTGACGGGGGCAGCACGTCTGAGCGCGTAGAGTGCACTGGGCGTTACACGGCGGACGGAACGATCACCGGCGGCTGCGGCGAGCCGTGCTCGTTCGTCATGGATCGAGCCGGGGGCTGACTTCACGAACGCGCAGCATTGCGATCTGATCGCCAGGAGGGTATATTGCGCAGGATGGCAAAGCTCGACTTCAACGCCGCACAGCACGCGCCAACGTCGGTCGACGATCGCGTGCCCGCCCTCTACTCGACGCTGTCCGCGTCGCAGCGCGTCGCCGTGCGGGAACGCTACGTGACGCTGCAGGAGGGCCGGTGCCTGCACTGCGCGCACGCGCTAGCCAGCGATCCCGCGCCTAGCGTCCTCGCCATGAAGGTGAACTGGCACGCGTTCCCGGGGCGAGCAGCCGGCTTCTTGCGTCACCCCGTGCACCTGCACCATTGCCACAAGACGGATCTGACCATCGGTGCGGTGCACGCATACTGTAACGCCGTCCTTTGGCAGCATCACGGAGAATGAGATGGATATCGGATACGTTTTAATCGGCCTCTGCGTCGTGTTAGTTCTTTTGCCTCCTCGCTGGGATCCAGCCATCCGCATAAAGGAGTGGCAGATCAAGCGTGGCTGGCATCCGGAGTCGCCTGACAAGGAATAGCCATGGCGCAGCATTCTGCAACCCTCTCGTTCCCTGACTTCATGTTCCAAAAGTGGTTGCAAGGCTTTGGCCTTGCGCAGACAGCAATCTCATGGAACAAGCTGCATCCCGATGAGCCAACGACCGTTGCGACGGTGCAACGGTACTTCGCAGCCTACGCGAACGGGGGCGACGCGGCCGACCTCAAGCGCGGTGAGCCCACGACGGAGTTGCCGCCCACGCCCGCGGCGTGATATACGATTGTTCCACGTTCTGGAGGACAGGGAATGCGAATAGTAACAGAGATCGTCCGCGAAGAAACATACTGCTTCACGCCGAACAACGGCGAGCCCCCGGTCAACATTCGATCCGGGCGACTGCGGGAAATGTTGCTCGACCTCGCAATGGACAAGGTAATTGAGTTGACCTTCCCCGACGAGACGGAGCAGCAGCTCATCGATAGGCACGGGCTCGAGCAGTCCCGGATGGATTCGATGACGCTGCTCGAGGCGGCCGACCCTGTCATCGTCGGCTTCTGGCCGGGCGACGGCACCCACATCCTCATTGACGGCGCACACCGTCGCTGGTTCTGGCACAAGCGCGGGGTGCACAAGCTCCGCGGCTGGGCGCTGCCCTATGAGGTGTGGGCACAGTTCATCTTCGACCCGAACGGCCCGAACACGATCGCCCACCGCGCATCCGGGGAAATGCTTCCCCAAAGACGAAAGAAATAACATGGATCTTCAACGCCTCATTCCCGGCTATTGGACGCAGACCCGCCGGACGTTTCGCCCTTGGGATCTCGCGCTCGCCGAGGCCTTGTCCGTTTACGGCGTGTCCGACGTGTCCGAGCACGACTGCAAGGTCGGCCGCTACACCGTGTGGATCTCGAACTATCCTTATGCCTTCGGGTACAACCGCGGCGATGCGCTCGAGCTCCTGCCTACAGTTGCGACGCGCCGGCGACTGCGTCGTGCGATCGAGCAATGGCATGACGAAGACTACCGCGAAGGGATCGAGCGCGCTAGTCCCGTTGACGGCGCCTACCCTCGCGGGACCGTCGCCAAGGTCGCGCACGCGCTGCGGTTCGGGACAGCTGGCTTTGCCGCCATCTGGCTCTTCGGCATCGCCATCTTCCTCGCGTGGCTGTTTTTCCGATGATCCGCAAGCTGCTGTGCTGGCTTGGCTTCCATTCGTGGAGGCTGGTTGACACCTATGTCGCTTATGCGGAAGGACAGCATGAAGTCATCCGCGTAGTTCACAAATGCAAGCATTGTCCTGCGATGGACGAATACTACGATACGGGAGAATAGCATGCCGACCCAAACGTTCGAGTTCGACGACTTCGGCGACGAGTTCACGGCGACCGATCCTTCGGACGAGCTGCCGGCGTGGCCTGTCATGTCTGCAACCTTCACGTTCAAGTTCCATCCGCCGGAGCCGGATGTCGGCATCGACTACGAGCAGCTTGAGGTCACGGAAACCACGTTCGCGATCGATGGTAAGGACGTCAAGGATCAAGACGCGTTCGTCGCGTCCGTCTATCAGGCGATCGGCGAGGACATCGAAGAGGGCGAGGAATTCGTCGCCGATCGCGTCAACGCTTTTCTCCGCGTGTGGGAACAGAAGCTCTACGAGTACGATGGCGACTGATTGATCCGAATTATTGCCATTGCGTTTCCGCGGGGCGCCGCTGTATCGTGCACCCCGTCGCATCTCGCGACGGAGGACAAACGATATGGACATTTTCGACCGTATTGCCGCGGCGCTCGTTGCGCTTGCAAGCGGCGCGACGAAGACCGATCCGGCGGTGCTCGAGCATCTGACCGCGATCGATGGGCACCTGGCGGACGAAGCCGCTCACGAAGCGACGGTGGACGCACATCTCGCGACGCTCGATGGCTCGGTCTCGACCGAGGACGCGCGCATCGCCGTAGTCGAGGCAGGCCTTGGCAAGATCGCCGATGCCCTGAACCCGCCCGCGCCGCCCGTGAGCGATCCGGCAGATCCGATTCCCGTATCGACCGAACAATCACCCGCGAATGGTCCGGCCCCTGCGCCAGCTGATCCCGTGCCGCTCGGCTCGGGCGATCCCGTGCCCGTCACGGACACCCCGCCCGCCGCCTGACCAAGTCCCTGCCGCGGGATCTCCTGATCTCGCGGCAGGCATGGAGATTACCATGGCCGTCACCACGACAAAGACAAGCTGCCCCGTTGCCACGTGGACGAAGGTCGCAGACACGGTCACCGCCGTGATCTTGCAAGCGACGCCGCGACAGAACTTCCTGGTCGCGGCTGGGGCAGCTGCACCGACCGATCCCGCCGATGGGATTGAGCCCGTCAACACGGGCGGCACGTTCAACGCGACATTCCCAGCCGCCACCAAGGTGTGGGTGATGCCGCTTGGCGCCGTGCCAATCGACGTGGTCGCAATCGCCGGGTAAAGAGGTGTTGACAACGCCGGCGGGGGTCGGCATTGTCACCACAGGCTGGCGAGCGCCCGTTCCCGTTTCGCCCTTCGCTCTCGAGCGTAGCAGTAGCACCGTAACGATCCCGCGAAAGCGGATGTCTCGGTAGGGCGGCAGCATTTGCCCGCAAGGGCATAAGAGGTGGGAGGAGGCGGCTGATTACCGTCTCAGCGCTATGAGTTAATCGCCGGCCCCGGATGGCGTAAACTGAGAAATCGGTTGACGCCATTTGTGTCTTCAGATACGCGTGAGTTCCTCAAGCGAAGGAACAGCCCATGCCCACGATCTACACCATCATCATCAACGAAGAACAACGCGTCGCCATTCTCGAACTCATCAAAGCCGCGAAGCTCGCCGACGCACCCGGCCAGCCACTTGAATACTGGGAAGCCATGCTCGCGAACTTGCCCGCCGAGGAACTCGACACCCCGGGCGTCCACCACGGGTTTTGCCTTTAACATTCCATTTGACGTAAGGGTCTCGCCTCGCCATATTGCGAGGCGTGTCCTCCAGGCACGACAACGCCCACGATCCCCTCCCGGTTCGTGGGCGTTGTTTTATCGGTTGCAGATCGAGCCCGCACGGGATATTGTGCCCTTGTCATCAACTGGAGGACGACACATGCCAATCCCTACATATTGGACCGGCCCGCTCGAGGACCGTTGCCAGATCTCAGGCCGCAAGCTGGAGGGCGTCATGTATGACGCCAAGATCCCGGGCGGCGGCTGGGCTAACATCGCGCACCAGACGTTCGTCAATCTCGGCTGCCGGCTGGGCGTCGGCTTCGGCCAGCGCTTCGAGAAGCAGCCCGATGGACGCTGGCTCTGCGTCGCCGGCTCGGCTGGGCACGCCGTCACGTTGTCACCCGAGGATCAGGCGCAGATCAAGGCCGAGGCGAAGGCCCGCAAGGGCGAGCCCACGCTGGAGCAGCAGATGCGCTGGGCCGATACCAGCGAACGTGCCGAACGCGGCGAGCCTTACAACGAGCGCGACGGAGGGTAACGGTTTGGTAACGTCCTTGCCCTATATCGATGCCCGAAGGAGACACGCAATGACCACGAACCCTTGCAGCTTCGCCAGGATCATCGAGATGGGCTTGGACGTTCCGCCGATGACCGCGCAACAGCTCGCGGACCAGGCGCTGATTGCAGATCAGGAGGCCCGTCGCCTCGCGAAGGCTGGGCACGAACGCGCGGCACAGGCCCGCCACGACGCCGACGCGATCGCGGACGCAGCCTGCCAGCGGGCCGCGGCATGAACTACGCCGAGGCCGCCTTCTACGATGCGCACCCATGCCACCACGTCGCGGTGTGGGAGGCGCATCGTCTGCTTACCCGCAACGTGAAGCGCGAGGCGGAGGATCGCCGTCGGAACAGCCGGCGCCACTGAGCGAACGTGCAATCTCGTTGACAACGGCGCGCGGCGCCCCGCATATAGGGGCACTATGGACGCCCCTTACATCTTCGCAGGCATGCCGCGCGAGCTGGCCGTGGAGCTGTCTGTCAACGAGCGCGAGTTCCTGCAAGAATACATCGTCGATCTGAACCCGGGCGAGGCTGCCCGGCGCGCGTCGCTCTACAAGGGCAAGCTCCCGACGCCGCAGAACCTCGCGAACTGTGGCAAGAAGTTCCTGACCCGCCAGCACGTTCGCGCCGCCCTGCACTGGCTGCAATCGCGCCGAGCACGCGAGGCCGAGATCAACGCGGACACCGTGCTCAAGCGCCTGTGGGCAATGGCCACCGCCGACGCGCGGGAGCTCTCATCGGTGCGCGTGTTCTGCTGCCGTCATTGCTTCGGCGACGACTTCAATTACCAATGGATCAACGCGACCGAGTTCAACTTCACCAAGGCTCGCATCCCGACGGTCGACGATTCCGGCGGCTACGGCTACGATCCCGACATACGGCCGCATCCGAAGTGTCCGCACTGTAAGGGGCTCGGCGAGCGCTCAGTGCATCTCACAGACTCACGGGATTACTCGACCGACGCGAATCTCCTGTTCCGCGGCGCGAAGCAAACGCGCAACGGGATCGAGGTTCTGACACATGACAGCATGAAGGCGCTGGAGATGGTATCGAAGATCCTCGGCATGTATGGGGACGCAGACGCCAACGAGCATGAGCTCCGGATCATCGTGGAAGGAGGCATGCCAGACGAGTGAGATAATAGTTGTTCTCCGGTTCAAGGGATGGGACAAAGGGTCATCGAAAGACCTGGAGATACGAGATGACACAAGATTTCAAGCGCGGCGATTACGTTACCGTTCCCGGCATGAAAGACGAAGTCGAGGTAACAGGATTCGATAACGGGACTAACGAACTCATTGTCCGTTACGTTCGCGACAACGGCCGCGATGCCTGGCGCACTGTTAGCCGCAAAGGCGTCGCTCTGTATGTTGAAGATACGACTGAGTTCGCTGCTGATCCGGATGACGTTGCGTCCGATCGCTTCCACAACCGCTGACACCTGAACCTGGAGACACGCTATGAACTGGGATTATATCTTCGACGGAGCCGATCCTCGCGGCGTTGAGTACGCCGCCACGCGGCGAGCCGCCCGCGGTGCACGCGAGACGCAGCAAAACACCGCCGACCTGCTCGCGCTCGAGCTCGCAAGGGCCGAAGGCAACGAGATGTATGCGTATGAAGCCGCACGCATCCGCGCACGTCAGAGCTCGCGCTCGGCCCGCCGCAGCTTCTGGCGCGTGCTCGACGTGATCGCAGCCGGCGCCGCAATCGCATTCCTGATCTGGTGTTTCGCCCCAGCCAGCAACGCGCCACAAAGCGCTGTGACGCACGACACGCCCGCGAGCGTATCGCAGGCGCCCCGCGACGTTACAGCGCGCACAAGCCCGGCACAGGCGCCGCATTCCCGCAAGCATCATTACACAGACGCCGAACGCCGCGCGAACTGGGACGCTCTTTGCGTCGAAGTCGGCCTTGAGAAGGATTGCGACGGCTTGTGAGGGAAATCCGGGTTCAGCTGCCGACGCTACACGCGGGGCAGGTTCGAGTAATCAAAGCCGACGCACCGAGCGAGCGACAGCTCTCGATCTCGCCAGACTTCGCGACGAAGGCGACGCGCAAGCGCAAGGCCGTGCGCTGCGGCCGTCGGTGGGGCAAGACGGCCCTTGACCAAGTGTGGCTGGGCGATGGGGCGATCAAGGGATTCCCGTGTGGCATCTTCGCGCCCGACTACAAGCGCATGTCCGAGGTCTTCGAAGAGGTCAAGGCGACGCTAAAGCCTGCGACCATCAAGCGCGGCGGGGCGAACAAGACGGACGGGGTCATTCGTCTGCAATCGGGCGGGCGCATCGACTTTTGGACGCTCGAGGACGAGAACGCTGGCCGATCGCGTAAGTATAAGCGCGTCGTCATAGACGAGGGCGGCTTTACGAAGCCGAATATGCTCCAGGTGTGGGAACGTTCAATCGAGCCGACGCTGCTCGATCTTAACGGCGACTGCATGGTGACGAGCAACACCAATGGCATCGATCCCGAGAACTTCCTCTGGCAGATCTGCAACGATCCCAAGCACGGGTTTATCGAAGTTCACGAACCGACGTGGAACAACCCGCACGTCCCGGGGCGCCTGTTTGAGCACACGATGCCCACGCAGATGCTCCCGGATGATCCCGACTACAAGACGCTAAAGGCTGCGCTTGACGCCGAGCACGAAGCGCGGGTGCAAGTCTTCTACGATGCCTTGCGCGAGCGCACGCACCCTCTCGTCTTCGCTCAGGAATACGAAGCCGAGTTCGTCGATTGGTCAGGCGCGGCCTTCTTCACGACGGACAAATGGCTCGGTCCCGAAGGCGTGCCACTGCCTGATCCGAAGCACGTCGATACCGTCTTTGCCGTCGTGGATTCGGCCGTCAAAGCTGGCACGAACAACGATGGCACCGCCGTCGTTTACTTCGCCCGGAACAAGTACTCAGGGGTGCCGCTTTATATCGTTGACTGGGACATCATTCAGATCGAGGGCGCGAACCTGTATCCGTGGCTGGAAGGCGTGTTCGCGAATCTGACAGCCATGGCCAAACGCCTCGGTGCACGCGAGGGCGTGCGCGGTGTATGGGTCGAGGACAAGGCGTCGGGCTCGATCCTCCTGCAGCAGGCGCGCAAACTGCGCTCGGACGTTTACCCGATTGGCGGGCAGTGGCTGACATACGGCAAGGACGAACGTGCACTTGCAGTATCGTCCTACCACTATCAGGGGACCACAAAGATTCTGCGTTGTGCGTATGACAAGGTGACGCTATACAAGGGTACGCATCGGAACCATATGATCGGCCAGATAGCAGGCTTTCGCATTGGTGACAAGGATGCTGCGAAGCGCGCAGACGATCTCTTGGATGCTTACGTCCACGGTCTGGAGCTCGCGTTCGGGGACGGCAAAAGGACGGGCTAGTGGCGCAACTTACACAGCAGGGCATTGCGCTAGGCAACGCTTTTAATAATCTCCTAGTCGCCGAGGACATCGTCCCGGGCGACTCTGCTGGCTACGAGTTGTGCAAGCTGATCTACCTCTACCACCCGCACGGGTCGAAGATCGTCGATCGGCCGTTGACCCTTGCGACGTCCAAGCCGCGCAACCTGACAGTGCCGGGTGCAGCCGGCGACGGCACCGATCTCATCGAAGCGTTCGAGAAGCAATGGAAGCTCGATGGGTGCAACGAGCACTTGCTGAACGTCGGACGTCTCGCGCGCATCTACGGCCCGGCAAGTATCGGCATCATAATCGAGGGCGACGAACCGAACGAGCCGCTTGACTTCAAGAAGCTGTCCAAGGCGACGATGTCTTATAGCGAGTGGGACCCGCTCAACACCGCGGGCTCGCTTGTCTTCAATCAAGATCCGAACTCGCTCGACTTCCAAAAGACGAGCGGCGTGCGCGTCAACGGCAAGGCATACGATCGCACCCGGGTTGTGGTCATTCAACACGAGAACCCCCTCTACATCGCCTATGAGTCCGCAGGCTTCGGCTATACGGGGCGATCCGCGTATCAGCGCGCTCTTGTGCCCCTCAAGCAGTTTATCCATCTAATGATGGCGAACGGCATGGTGGCGCTCAAGGCCGGCGTGCTCATCGCGAAGATCGACCAGCCGTCGTCCGCGATCGATCGCGTTATGTCGGGGTTCCTCGGTCAGAAGCGCTCGATGGTCAAGGAGGCGCAGACCGGGAACGTGATCTCGATCTCAACAGATGAAGACATCGAGACGCTCAACTTGCAGAACGTTGATGGGGCGATCAACGCCGTCCGCAAGAACATAATCGAGGACATGGCGGCCGGTGCAGGCATGCCCGCCAAGCTTCTGCTGGAGGACACGTTCGCAGTCGGGTTCGGCGAGGGCACCGAGGACTCAAAGGCCATCGCGCAATACCTGATGACCGTCCGCGATTGGCTGAACCCGATCTACGACTTCCTCGACCGTTGCACGATGTACCGCGCGTGGAACGAAGACTTCTTTAACGCCATCAGAGAGAAGTTCCCCGAGCAGTATGGCAACGTCCCATACGACGTTGCGTTCGCCGATTGGCAGAATTCGTTCCATGCAGAATGGCCGAACCTGCTCGAAGAGACGGACGAGGAAAAGGCGACGTCCGAAAAGGTCACGCTCGAGGCTGTCACTTCGGTCTTCACGATTCTCGCCCCTGAGCTGCCGCCGACGGAGAAGGCGAAGCTTATTGACTGGGTGATGAATAACCTAAACGCGAAGACGCACCTGTTCTCGTCGCCGCTTGAACTCGACATTATGGCGATTGCCGACTTCGCCGAGGAGACAGCCGCGAAGGCCGAGGCAGCAGAGGCAGCCAAGGCCGAGGCGCTCGCAGCCGGCAACGCACAAGACGACAGCGAGGACGGCGAGGACGACGGACCGGGCGAGCGTCCCGAGGTTCAGGAGCCGAAGCCGCCAGCGCCGAACAAGCTTCCGAAGTTGTGAGCGAGTCCGCAGACGAGCTACTACAAGCCGGTATCCGCGACGCCAAGATGGCGCTCGAACTGATGCAAGAGCTTGACGCCGGGTGGAGGGTGTTCGCCGCTGCGTGCCATGCGCAGCAATCCGACGTTGCGCAAGCGCAAGGGGCAAAGCTGGTGGCGACGATCGAGTCCGCGGTTGATCTGTACCTGACCGCGCATCGTCGCATGGCGCAGTTCGAGGCGCTCACAAGGGACGCACAATGAGCAAGCGGCGGTTCTACGAAACGGTGGCGGCGGCGATTAAGGACTTCGCCAAGCACGGCTACGATTCCCAAGAGCGCCTTGAGCACTGGCGCCGTCTGATCGAGGCAGCCGCGCGGTCATCGTTCGTGCCGCTTGACGAAGTCGAGAACGACGTCCGCAAGACGATGACCCTTGCGTACTATCGTCTTGTGACGCGCGGCGGCTTGCTACGTCGCATGCCGCAGATATCAGCCTACACGTTGCAACAGCTGACCCCGAAGATGCAAGCCGAGCTTAATCGCAGGATCATCTCGAGCATCGATCTAATCAAACTGAACCGGCCAGCCGCGATCGCCAAAACGGTGCAGCGGTTCACGGGCTGGGCGACGTCCGTTCCCGAAGGCGGCTTCCCTTCCGACGTTCGGAAGGGGACGTATAAGTACATCGTTGTCAAGTCCGATCTGCAGAAGGCCATGACCTCGCTGCCGTTTGAGGAGCGGCGAGTCATCATCGATCAGAACGCCAAGCTGATCTCAGCCATCAACGCAGTCGCTGCCGAAGGCGGCGGGGCGATTGCTGCGGTGTGGGAATCGCACAAACACCAGAAGGGCTATGACGGGCGCCCCGCGCACAATAAGCGGGAGGGACAGATGTTCCTCATCCGTGACAACTGGGCAATCGAAAAAGGACTCGTCAAGCGCGGGGCGGGCGACTATACAGACTCGATCGAGCAACCTGGCGAGTTCGTATTTTGCCGGTGCTCTTGGGTTTACATCTTCAACGTCCGAGACCTGCCAGCCGAGTGGCTGACAAAGAAGGGCGAGGCGGCTCTCGCCGAGGCGAAACAGAAGACTAAGGAGATGCTTGGTGGTAAACCCTGAACGCCTGCACAACGCGGCCGCAGCTCTCGACATCCTGGCGCGTGCAGACAGCACAGCATTCGCCACGGCGCGCACTGACGCGAACCCAGCAGCCGAAGGCGCATCCGCGGCCGCACGTTCGGCCGGCATCGGTGCTTGCCCCTACCCGATGGGATCGCCCGAGCAGCGCGCATGGCTCGCGTCCTATCAGGAGGCCTATTCTGAAGGCGGGACAAACTACAGCAACCCGTTCCGCGGACGCGGTGATGCTGGCCCTGTCAAAGATCCGATGGAAGAGCATGCTCGTTTGACGGCAGCCGCGCAGACGGCCAAGCAGCATGGCGACGTGGAAACGTACCAACGCTACATGCGTCGGTGTGAGGAGATCGCAAAGGGCTCCGGACGCAACGATGCTGCGCCGACGGGCTACACCGAGATCTGGACCGAAGACGGGCTCGACCAAGAGATCGTTCATACCCACAACTACAAGCAGCTCATTGCCCGCGAGAAGAAGGATCTCGAGAAGACGGGCTGCCGCGTGCGGCTTAAGCATTTCGACGCCGCGGGCAAGCCCATGGCGCGTCTCGACGATGCCCCAGCCCCGCGCAACGATGGCGACAGGCTTC